TTCCAAATTCTGCATATTTAGAGATTCAATGTCCTCATCTGGTGTAATATTGATCACATTTCCAGTTTCTGCCTCTTTTACAATGGCTCTTTTGAAAGCCATCGCCCAAGACATAATATTATCAACAAAATTACCGGGTTGTTTCGTCTTCGCAACGAGAACACCGACCTTAGTTTCAACCAAATCATCCGCAATCAAACTTTTGATGTAAGATTTCAATGGAAAAAATGCACGCTGATAAGCTGAGCGCCCAACATAGCCAAAAGCAGAGGTAGTATAGCCCAGATAAATAGGCTTTTCATTCGTCACCGTTACGCTACGTGATGGATGGTAGGCAATTCCACTAATAGCAATCTGTGTATACTTCAAAAAATCCATTGCATTGGGGTTTTGATTCAAAACAAGGCTTCCAGCCGTGTTAAGGGGATCCAATACATTGAAACTAACATTAAGATCAGGCAGATCCCAATAATCAAGCGGTTCATTGCTTTTCACCCCATCGATCAAAAGGGCGATAGAAGCCACGCCATAAATGCGACTAAGAGTAAGTAAATTGTGAACAAGAAAATCACCCCCAATAAGTTTCCATTCCTCATTGAAGGCATCCACGCAACGTTCGCCAGGGCTATTCGGAACTTTGATATCTCGCTTCTGAGATAATGCGAGACTTACCGGTCCCTCAGTTATACGAGCGCCAAGTGGATGATAAAGATAAATCTCTTTGCAAGTTTGATAAGAAACAATGTCCCCAGGAATAATATCTGGAGCCACCAGCATTTCCTGTAAAGCATTTCCTGTATTAGTGTCTACTGTTCCACTAGGAATTGTCATGGTGATGTTGTCAATGAGAAAGTCACACCAGCAGGACAATTCTGCACAAAGACTCCATTAGTAAATGGAATATTACCGGTGACTAAACTCATTGGCCAAGTTGGAGGAGTTAATCCTGGAGCCAAGGTAGGAGCATTTGGCTTAATTCCAAATAAAAATGTCAATACTCCAAGAAGAGCAGAATAAAGAACATGGGGTGGTAGAGAAGTCGCAGTAGGAGCCGCTGCTGCATCAACCAAGGTTAATGGAGTAGTCGAATCAGATACTGCTGTTGGCTGAGTTATCGTAAGACCAGTAATCTTGGTATCCGTAAGCGTGGCGAGTTTCGTACCAATACTCGCAGTAGTAATAGAAAGAACTGTCATAACATCCTCATGCTGTTGTCAAAGACCAAGTTGAACCAACAGGACATGATTGAAGAGTAAGATTACCAGAGAAAGGAATATTGTAACCAGACATTTTGTGAGTAGCATGTGGTGAATGAGATCCATTAACTCCTGCATGGACATTATAGAGTACACGAGGAGGTTGACCAACCACTACATCAGTCAAAGTAAAATAAGCTGTTATTGGAAGTCCTGTATTTGGATCAAATTGTGGAACCTCATACGAGGTTGGAGAACCCGTAAAAAGAAGTTGAGTAACGTTAGCAGGACCAGCATCAAGGACAGTTCCTACCAAAGCAGAAGTAATGGCCTTAACTCCATGAAGAAGTTGTTCTGGTTTTTCTGGCTGACTTTCAGTTTCGACTTCAACTTCGTGACGAGGTGCACGTGCCATTAGTATCCCTCCCAATCTCCAAGGCTGATCGCAACTCCATAAGTGAAAGCATCTAACAAATCATCTTGTCGATCTTCTGTATCACCCACCCGAAATCCAAGCACTTGACCAAGAAAATGATTCTTTGTGACTTGCTTATAAGTAAGAACGCGATCATACGCGGTTTCAAGAATCTTGACCATTCCCCGGAATACGTACCCACTTACGTTGATGGCTCTTTCCGCCTTGCCGAGTTGGGTGAGCTTTTGCGGCATCTCGCTTGCCTGGAGCATTCGGCGACGTGCTTGTTGCAGCAGGATTGACCCACTGGCTTTGTCTTCGATAAAGCACCCTCGGTGTCCTAGCCTGGAACCACATTTCTTGGCATACTCCTCAAGATTTGCATAAACCACCGGGAGCCAAGTTTCAAGCAACGACCCTTCAATCTGCAAGTATTCGTAGTCAATAATCTTAAGCCACTTTTCTTCGCCAAGCCTTTCGAAAGCCCAATAAATAACTCCAGTTCCATCATTCTCTTTTCCAGTTTTGACAGCAGTATCCATGGTGGCAAAAACATAGAGACACCGGGACGGAAAGGGTTCAGGTCTACCCTCTGTCAACATGTTATTAAGACTGAAAAATGCTTCTCCTGACCAATCAACAAATTCTGCGAGGTATTCTTGGGCATAGACTAACGGGTGGTTGTCGCGCTCAAGTCGCGCGAGCTCATCGGCTGGGAGGAAAGGATTGTTATGTGACGGTGCGTGATATTCTTTGAATCCGTACTCTGGCAGATTGCAGATGCGCCAGAAAAGATTATCCTCGTTGATGCCATTAGTGTTAGATGCAACGATGGCGGCTCCTCTATAATCAAGTAAGGTAGGACGGATTGCTTTTTCCCATATCGAGATCGCATTGGGCTTGGTAAACGCGGCTTCGTCGATGATAACGAGATGGTAACGGCGGGATCGTCCTGCTTTTTCATCTTCTAGAGTCCACAGTTCTATACGACCACCTGTAGAGGTATGAATGATGCCCAAATTGCGAGATGAACTTCGAACGGCGGGTTCTAGCGTAACCTCGGTTTCGCTGTACGCTTCCGACGCATAGCGATAGTTGGGGACGAACCAACCAACTTGGGCACCCTTCGCCGCAAGATCACACGCTACGATCTTTAGGAAATTAGTCTTCCCCCAACGTCGTCCACATCGTAACGCACGAAACCGGGCAGACATTAGAAAAGCTTCTATCTGTCCCGGATGCATATCTGGGAGAGTTACAACCCTGTCATTAATAGGAACTGGGAATTGTATTGTCAACTAGTCAGTATTTCTGCAAGCTTGCGTTGCAAGCGATGAGAAGATTGTCTTTCGATTGCTGCATAGATCGTATGTGCACCATCTTGTTCAGCAGCCTGTTTTAGCCATCGTTTAATATTGTGTCGATCAGTGTGGTCACGAACTTCATCGTAACTAAATGATTTTTGACGTAACAGTTTACGTAGATAAGTTTGATTTAATGCCATGTTTCCATCTTTCTAAAGAGTGGGAAGCCGAGTGAACCGTGGTAGGAACAGGCGGCTTCCCTTTTTCGTGGTATCGATTCGGCTGCCGGGCCGGGAGGGTGAATACCACGAATCTTAAGTCCAGGTTGCAGTACAGACGCCACCAGGAGGAACTTCCAGATAGCATCCCACAGTGAATGGCCAATCAAGGTCAACAATACACGCTTCCTGAACTCGCGGATTATCGAACTGTGCAGCCCAGATGATACTTCCTGTTCCAGGAGTAGTATCTCCAGTAGCACCAACAGCATCCCATATCCGCCAAACTTTGCTCTTGCCCTTGATGTGGATAATCAGCTTGTTGAAGGTTCCAGGACCTTCTTTCAATTGCGTACAGGCATTGATCTCGTATTTGGTGTGAACTTCTGGCCAATAAGTCATGCTTGTGTTCCTATTAATTATGCTTTACACTATTTACAGTGGCATTCGAAAAAAGAGGGTAAGAAAATGGCTCCCGTCGCAGTATTGCTCATAGGCATTGTTCTGTTCTATTGGTTTGCCTTTATGGGAACCATATGGGCATGGCTCTGTACAGTCATTGACCTGTTCCAGGGCAAGTTCATTAGAGCCGCTATTTGGTTCAGTCTTGGAACTGGTGGACTGTGGTGGTGGATGGGTACGAAAAATGTAACTTTCGATGAATGGAAGCAGTTTACGCTTACGTTCATTGGTATAGGAGCCTTGGCTACATTCTTGCGCTTCATCCATCGCACAACTAAGTCGCCCGTGAAGCCGCTCACGCAATCGTGGACACAAATACCAGCACTTGATGGGAATGTCATCCCCTTCATCAAGGCAACACGGCAGGATCGTGAGCGGGTGATGGAGATCCAGGGACATAAGTGTGCGAACCCTTATTGCAACTCTGATCTACGAGGTGGGATACCTCATTGGGATCATATAGTGCCCAGAAGTAAGGGTGGAACCGACAGTGTGCATAATATGCAATATCTATGTGATACGTGCAATCAGAACAAGGGCGATATGGATTGGTTAGAATTTCTGTTTCGTTATTCAATAAATATGGGCATAGATCCAAAT